GGATCCAGTACAACATCCTCAACAATGTCCGCTAGCGGGTCCTCTACAACGTCATCCAAATCTAGGATGTCTTCAATTTTCTTCTTTTTAGTGGCAGTTTTAGGCACTTTCTTGGGCGCCATGGGTATGTGTTCCCATGTCATGATACGGAAAACCACCTCCGTATTTGGTATTTTTTTGGGATCAATCACTTCGCCTGTTTCACGTTTGTGACGGTCAGCACGATTGCGGCGTGCTTCTGCAATGGTCTTTTGATTGATTTTGCTCACTGAAGGCAGGATCATGTCAAACTGATGATCAGTCGTTCTGTCCCGAAAAGCACAGTAGGTATTTTTGCTGAGATGGATTTCTTTTAAGATGTCACGGTTGTTAAGGTAGTTAACCTTGGCTGCAGGTTTTGCAATTAAAGTCATTGTTGGGGGTTCTCCGGATATGTACTTATTGTAGCACAAATACAACGTTTGTCAACCTCTTCTTAAACTACGTGGTTAAAAAATTGGGTAAATAACACATAGGAACAAAGAATGGCCACCACACGCTTTCCAGCTGAGCAGAATCCCGCAGTAGATCCAGAACTGCCACAACCATCTGGACAGTCAACTATTACTGCCCCGGCACCTGGCGAAGTAGCAGTGGCCAACACTAACACAGCAGTGCTGGAAGCCATTGGGATTCCAGCGGCGTCTCCACAAGCAGTCCCCGCAGTAACCAATCAGGCTGCCGCAGAAGAAGTTGCCAGCAGTGCACCTGCACCAGTTGAAATATTTCGCGCACAGCAAAGCACTGTGACCACAGTAACAAATGATGCTGCGGCTGTTAACGCCGCTGCCGCCAATATTCCCACTGGTGATCAAACCAACAGCACGATCACTGTTGGTGAAGATGAGAGTACTGCAGAAACCCAACGACTGGCCAATCAACAAGCAGCCGCCAAGCAACGCACACAAGAACAACAAGCGATTCAAGCCAGGTTTAATCAGCCAGCCAATGGCGATTGGCGTGTGCGATTACGATTAGCCCCTGACAGTGACTATCTTTACAACTCTACAAATCCAGGTATTTTAGCACCGCTCAAAGCCAGTGACGGTGTTATTTTCCCTTACACTCCAACAATTCAAACTTCATACAACGCCAACTACGACACAACTGATCTGGTTCACAGCAACTATCGTGGATTGTTTTACAAAAACAGTTATGTGAGTGAAGTAAATGTCAACGGTGTTTTTACTGCACAAGACACGCAGGAAGCTGAATATGTATTGGCCGTAATACATTTCTTTAGATCAGTTACAAAAATGTTTTACGGGCAAGACGCTGAACGAGGAACCCCGCCACCTTTGGTATACTTTTATGGACTGGGGCAATTTCAATTCAACAACCATCCTTGTGTGGTCAAATCATTCAATTACAGTTTGCCCAATGATGTTGATTATATTCGCACACAACCCAACAACTATGGTGTGAATTTGTTAAACCGTAGAGTCAAAGCAATTAATTCTCCATCAAATACCTTGGCTGGTACTGTGGCTAGAATTGGCAATGCTGTGGACAAGCTAGGTAACTTGTTGAACATCGGTGCATTGCCCAAGTTTGGATCAGCTACTGCTGCTGGCACACCCGGGGTGTCTCAACAAGCAGTCAACAATACCAGCAATGCTACCTATGTGCCTACAAAAATTGAAATACAATTATCACTAATGCCCATACAAACACGCGACCAAATTAGTCAACAGTTCAGTCTAAAAGGTTTTGCCAACGGTGATTTACTGAGAGGAGGATTCTGGTAATGAGTGCTAATTATGATGCAACCAGTCCTTACTATACCACAGGATACAGCCAGTTCTTTTTGGATTCCATGGTCAACAGACCCATACCAAAAGAAAGCGACGATGTATTGTTTCCTATAAACCTTACCTATCAATACCGACCAGACTTGCTGGCACACGATTTATATGGTGATGCTAGATTGTGGTGGGTATTTTATCAACGCAATCCAAATGCCATAACAAAGCCGCCTTTGGATTTTCAAGTTGGAGTGGACATTTATCTACCCAAGATTACTACACTTAAATCAACGTTGGGATTCTAAAACATGCCTCTCTACGGACCAGCTGTGCCCACAGTGTTGCCAAACACCGCAGAAGCGCAACGCAGACAAATAACAGACTACATTCAGTCTGCACCCACAGCAGAGGTCACCGGACAGGCCTATGTAAATCAAACCAATACCAGTATACTCAATGCTATAAATCCCAGCAATCCAGATGCACCACAACCGGTTGCACAAGATGATCAGCCACAAAATGCAGTAGGAGCCAACACACAACAGGCTGCTGTTGTAGCCGGTAATCTCTCAGTTAATTCTGTTATTGTGCCTCAATCCAACGTATTGGACAAATTTGCCAGCTCAACTTGGGCAGCCTCAGTATATCTGTTGAGTCCAAAACAATACACTGCACTGGTGCGAAGCAAGAAAAAGCAAGTGAATGGTTACAATTTGTTGTTTCAAAGCGGCGGTGCTCCAAACAATGTAGGTGGTTACCAAGGCGCAGCAGCACCAGGGTATTCGCCTAGTGACACCGGGGAAGGTGCCAATCAAGGAGTGGCTGCAGGAACTCCAGTTGGCGGCGCACCTGATGCCGGCCGCAATCCAGCGTTTACACAAGACTTTTACATTGAATCCGTCACGTTTGACAACTTGTTGCCTGGCAAGCAAACTCAAGGTGCGCACTCAGTCAGCACATTAAAATTCACAGTGGTTGAACCTGGCAACATCAGTTTGTTGGACCGCATTTATGCTGCTGTACAAGACATGGCGCAAACTCTGCCAGGCACCAATCAAATCAATTACACAGCAGCTCAGTATCTCATGGTCATACGTTGGTATGGTTACGATATAAATGGTAAAATAGTGTCAGGTGTGCGATCCAACAATCAAGCTGCACTATCTGATCCCAATGCTGCGGTAGAAAAATTCATACCATTTGTGATACGCAACATCAATTGGAGTGTGGCCAATAAATTAGTAAGTTACGAATTTGAATGCGCACCGGTGGGACAAAGCGTGGCTGGTGGCACACGCCGTGGTACTATACCGTATGATGTACAACTCAGTGCGCAGACTGTGGGTGAACTTTTAAGTGGAGATACTGTGTATGCCAGTCTTAACTCTAAATTACAACAAGATTCTTCAGGCCGAAAAACTGCAGCCACTGATTCACGTTCGTTTACACGAGCCACTGTGGCTGACCAACCAAGAGTACCTGCAGCAGCCACACCTGCTCAAGTTAGAGCCAATGATAACACTTCTACCACTGCTGGAGTTCCACCCAAAGCCAATGCTGCGCCCACTGACAAAACCACATTAAAAAGTGGCCTAGCTGGCGCCATGACTGACTATGGTCAAAAACTGGTGTCAGAAGAACGTGTGTACACTGTGGCTGACACCTATCAAGTGATTTTTGATCAAACAGCCAAAGACATCAAAGATGCACAAATTATTTTGCCTGGAACAATCTTGGACAAAGATGGTGTGCCCATGGGAGTACCAGCAGAAGAGAATCCCAATCAGTCGTTGGCCCCAGCTAAAAATCCCATGAATGTCAAGGCACGAAATTGGAGCATCACAGCTGGACAACAGATGCTTCAATCCATTGACTTGGCCATTAGGAACAGCAGCTACATCTATAGTCAGGCACTGACGCAATACGACTCCAACAGCAACAAAGAAATTTCCAACCCCAGTGCCAGCAAAAAAATCATGAAATGGTACAAGGTAACCATGCAAGCCACACCTGGCGAGTATGATCCTGCCAGAAACGATTTTGCTTATGACATTGTGTACATTATTAGCGCATATGAAATCCCCAATTTTGAAAGCAAATATTTTCCATTGGGACAATTTCGCGGAGTTCACAAACGCTATCCCTATTGGTTCACGGGTGAAAACACCGCGGTGCTGGACTTCACTGCCAATTTCAATGCAGCCTATAATATGACTGTGAGCGGAGGTCCTGATGTACAAAGTGCTGATGCACAGCTCAAAAGCAGAGTTACCAGCAACACTCAAAATATTATCAAGTACAGTTATGCACCGTCTAGTTCTGAAAGTCGGCAAGGCGGCAAACTCAAAGGCAATGAAGTTTCGGCCAACGCAGCTGAATATTTGTATGCCATAGATCAACCAGGTGGCAGCACACTCAAAATTATTGGTGATCCTGCGTGGATTCAACAAGGCAGTTTGTGTGGCGGCATAACTGAAACTGATCTCAGTGTGACACCATTTGACGTTGATGGTACTATTAATTTTGACAGCAGTCAAGTGCTATTTGAAGTTGCATGGCAACGTCCTGAAGATTATAATATCAATACTGGATTGGCCAATCCCTATGCTAGAACTGGTAACACACCTGGACAACCAGTACAAACCAATGTGTATCAGGCAGTCAAAGTCACCAATGAACTGCACGGTGGTAAATTTGAACAAACGATCACTGGCATTCTCTATCATTTGCCAGTGCCAACCGGCAAAGGTGCTGAATCAGCAGCGGCCAATGAAGCGCAAGCGGCAAATTCAGCAGCCAACGGCACCACTCTGGGCGCTGATACTACCCTACCTGATGATGACAGTGTGAATCGTGCCGAAGACGCTAGATTTGCAAGACAAGGTAGACAACAAGCAGATACTCCTAGCGCAGACATTAACTCAACGCCACAAATTGCTGGAACAGCATTATCTAATCCTTATGCCACTGCTGGTAGATTTGCCGCGTCTACACAAACTGGCACTATAACTGCACCAGTGTTTTCTACGCCTAACTATACTGGATCAGCCATAAGTGGCACATCATCATCGCCGCCGATAACACCGGCAGATACCATAACCAATAGTGGATACCCTGCCCCGCCAACTGGATCAGGTGTGTTGCCTGGGTTGTTTTCTCAACTAGCTCCAAAACCGTTGAATACCAATCCTTTTAACACAGCAGGGCGCACACAAATTATTGCCAAAGACAACTAAGGAATTACAGTGCCAGAAGATATTCAACGAGGACGAGGAAGACCAGCAAACTACAAATCTGATCGTGGTGGAGTACCTGCAGAGTTTGGCCCATTCTCTGGTGTGGTCATGAACAACGTTGACCCCACTCGCAGCGGACGTTTGCAAGTGTATATTGAAACATTTGCTGGTGGCGGCATGCACGACCCCACCAAGTGGACCACAGTGTCTTACTTGCCAAATTTTTACGGCTATACACCGCCAGATAGTCAAGCAAAAAATGATACTGGCACATACCCCGGCAATCAAAACAGTTATGGCATGTGGTTCACACCCCCAGACATTGGAATCACAGTGCTGTGTGTGTTTGTCAATGGTGATCGACAACTGGGCTATTATATTGGTGTAGTACCTGAGGATGGGCTAGGACATATGGTTCCTGCAATTGGCGGCAGTAACAAATATGTCACAGGCAACAAAAATCAAGAAACATATTTTGCTGACGCGGCGCTGTTACCAGTTTCTGAAATTAACACCAACAACACTGCAATCAGCAACAATGGTAGATTTTTTGATCAACCCAAGCCTGTCCAAGCAGTAGTTGCTGGTGCTATGTTTCAACAAGGTCTTGCTAACGACATCGAACGTGGTCCCATACGATCAAGCAGCCAACGAGAAACACCTAGTGCGGTGTTTGGTATCAGCACCCCCGGCATACCAATATATCAAGGCGGCATGAAACCCAATGATATTAGAAAAAAAATTCAAAACAACGAATTAAAACCTGCTGATGCGCAAGTGATTGGACGCATGGGCGGACATACGTTGGTCATGGACGATGGTGATCTTGAAGGCAACAATGCATTATTCCGTTTGCGAACACCCAAGGGTCATCAAATCACAATGAATGACTCAGGCAACTTCTTTTACATCACTCATGCCAATGGACAGACATGGTTAGAGTTTGGTAAAGAAGGCACCGTGGATGTATTCAGCACAAACAGTGTAAACATACGCACACAAGGCGACATCAACATGCACGCCGATCGAGATATCAACATGTTTGCTGGTGGTAACATACAGGTCAAAAGCACCAAGAGCACCACAATAGAAGCAGTAACAGACTTGAACATATCCGCACAAAAAGATTTTAAAATTTACAGCAAAGCCACTATTGGTGTCAAAGCAGATGGAACCATGGCCTTGCAAAGTGCAGGTGGTTCATGGCTTGGCGGCAGTGATTTAAAATTCACAGCTGGCGGCATAGACTTAAATGGGCCTGCTGCACCTGCTGTAACAGCACCTAAACCTATTGCCACAATTGAATTAGACGATACAAAATTCAGCAGCAGTAAAGGCTGGGAAGTTGATCCCAAGGCATTAAAAACTATTGTGCCCCGAGCACCCACACATGAACCTTATCCATATCACAACAAAGGTGTTGATGTAAAAATCAAATTCGAAGAAGGGCAACCGTCACCGCCACCAGGCGCTGAACCAGTCCCATCAGGATGGGATGTCAAGGCAAAATGAGCATCTTTACATTTGATTATCTTGGGAAAAAATTTGACATTCAAGGACCACCTGGGGCAACTGAAGCGCAGGCTCGTGCAGTATTTGATCAACAGGCCAAAACTGGTGCCTTGGTTGGACTAACCCCTGGTGACTCACTGAGCTCGTCGCAACAAGTATCAAAAGGACTAGAAGCAGCCAAATCGCAACTGTTGCAAAGCGGCGCTGGCTTTCCTGGTACCACAGTCGGGGTGCAAAACTCATTTGCAAGTATTTCTGACAGCGCCAAGCAAGCATTGGCAGCCGGTAGTACCGGCAGTTTGCAATCTAGAATAACCAATGGTGGTTCAATACTACAACAAACCACCAGCGCCATTGGCGGATTATTTGGTACTCCGGCCCCAAACGGCATCAGCACTGCTGACTTTGCAAAAACATCTAGTGCATTGTCACCCATGGCAGGCCTCACCGCCACAGATGTTCGTGCTACTGTGGCATCTGTGGGCACAGCCACTGGACAAAACTTTAATGAATTTACCAATTCAGCCGGAGTTGGTAAGTTTGGACTTGATGCCACACAGTTAGAATCAGCTGGATTACTCAAACCTGGTACCGCCAGCACATTTTTGTCAGGCGGCACAAACGATTTAACATCTGTGCTAAAAAGTCCTGCAGTATGGACTGGACGCGGCGGCATCAACAATCTTGACAGTTTGTTGAGCAATCCTGCAGCACAAAATTTAACACAACAAAATTTAATGAGCTCAGGACTGTCTGTGGCCAGCCAATTAGGGGTGCCAGTCAACAGCCTCAAACCCAAGGATCTATCTGGTGTAGCAGCAAATTTTTCAAAATCAAGTGCTGAAAGTGCTAGTTGGATCAAGGGACAACTGCCAGCTGACAAACAAGCAGAATTTGATCAACGTTTTAAAGATGCACAATTTGCTGTTGGCACAGCAGATGCAAAGCTCAATGATGCCATGCTACAACAAGCACCTCCTGGAGAAGCAGTAGACACTGTGAATCGAGAAACACTGACTGCGGCAGTAAGCCGGGTGTTTGGCAATGACAAGATTCCACCTATAAATTATGATGGTCCGCCACAACCACCTGCAGCTTTGTTTGCAGAATACAAACGATTAATCACGTTGTCCAAAGAACAACAAATCAAATTAGCAGACTTGGCAGCTCAAGAGCCCACTGCCAACACTGCTGATGCATTGATTGCACAATATGATGCTATTCGAAAATCTCTAAACACAATAGCCAAAGATCTTGAGAGTTTGAAAAATGACTTGCTCAAACAGCCTTACCCTTATGATATCACAGCCGAAGTAGATGCTGAGTTGGCCACAGTGTTGGGGTTAATATCAGACATTAGAACATTGTACATTGCGAATTTGCGCAGAATCAAGGGTAGTTGATCCATAAATATTGTTATGACCACATTTATCGGCTTTAACACCATTGATCAATACAAGAAATTCACACTCACAGACTATGATTTGATTCAGCGTGACTTGCTCAACGCCTTTAATATTCGCCAAGGCGAGTTACCAGGACGTCCAGGGTATGGTACTGTGATATGGAATTTTTTGTTTGAAAATCAAGTTGAACAACTGCAACAAGACATACGAGCAGAAATTCAGCGGGTGTGTGGTGGTGATCCTAGAATTATTTTAAATGATGTGCAGGCATTTCCGCAAGATAATGGCATATTGTTACAGATAGAAATCACTGTGGTACAAACAACCAATGCTGAAATTCTCAGCGTGTTCTTTGATCAACAAACTCGTCAAGCCAGTTACGTATAACTGCGCCGTTTTCTTTATCAATAAATAAAGCACAGACGAGAGAACCATGGCAACAACCACAAGACAAACAGCGATATTTGGCGTAGAAGATTGGAAACAAATCTATCAAACTTATCGCGAAGCCGACTTCCAGAGCTACGACTTTGAAACTCTTCGTAAAAGTTTCATTGACTACTTGCGTTTGTACTACCCTGAAACATTCAATGACTACATTGAATCCAGTGAATTTATTGCCTTGTTGGACGTCATGGCGTTCATGGGCCAGGCTCTTGCGTTCCGTACTGATTTAAACACTCGTGAAAATTACATGGACACTGCTGAACGTAGAGATTCAGTGGTGCGTCTTGCAAACCTGGTGAGCTACACAGCCAAACGCAACACTGCTGCTGAAGGCTACCTCAAAGTATTCAATGTGACCACAACTGAAAATGTTGTGGATTACAACGGCGTCAACCTCAGCAATGTCACAGTTAACTGGGCTGACCCCACAAATCCTGATTGGCAAGAGCAGTTTACGGCCATTATCAATGCCAGTTTGGTGGACAGCCAAAAAGTGGGCCGTCCAGGTAATCGTCAAACCATCTTGGGAGTTGATACTGCAGAATACGGTATAAATCTTGTGCCAGGATTTTTACCAGTGGTGCCGTACACTGCTGTGGTTGATGGGGTAAACATGCCTTTCGAAGCCATGACGTCAACCAGTGTGGGGCAAAACTATGTGTATGAACCTAGCCCACAACCCAATACCACATTTAATGTGTTGTTTAGAAATGACCAACTGGGATTCCAATCAGCTAACACAGGTTACTTTTTCTTGTTCAAACAAGGCATCTTGCAAAATCAAGATTTTAACTTGAGTGAACGCATTGCCAATCGCACAGTAGATATCAACATTGAAGGTGTCAATAACGAAGATCGTTGGTTGTTTCAGTTAGACAATCTTGGCAACATCAGTCAAGAGTGGAGATATGTAGAAAACATTTATCAAGCCGCAGCTGAACGCAGCACAAGTTTGATACCACTGTATTCTGTGACATCTAGAGCCAATGATCAAATCACCATGGTATTTGGTGATGGCGTGTTCTCACAAATTCCTGTGGGCATTTTCCGTGCTTATGTTCGTGCTTCAAATGGATTGCAGTACATTATCAACCCAGAAGAAATGCAGAATGTAGTAATTCCTATCAGCTACATTGATCGCAACGGCAACCTACAAACAATCACATTTACCTGTGGCATCACACGTCCTGTGAGCAACAGCCAAGCACGTGAGCCCATTGCTGAAATCAAACAACGTGCTCCTGCACGGTACTACACACAGAATCGCATGGTCAACGGCGAAGACTATAACTTGTTCCCATACACTGCTTACAACAGCATTATCAAGAGCAAAGCATTGAATCGTGCGTCAATTGGTACCAGCCGATATCTTGACCTTGTGGACAACACTGGCAAATATTCATCAACTAACACATTCAGCAGTGATGGTGCATTGTGGGAAAATAATATATTACCTACAATACTGTTCTCTTGGACCAACCGCAACGAAGTAGCAGATTTAATTGCCAACCAAGTTCAACCTGCATTGATTGCTGCCACTATGAAGCAGTTTTACTATGCCAACTTTCCTAGAGAAACTGTAAACACAGGAAGCACAGCACTGAGCACCTGGCATCAAAGCACCACATTGGCCAACGAAACCACAGGATATTTTGTAAATGCGTCAGGTACTCCTATAGCTGTGGGTGACAGTTCTAGCACAGTGTTTCAATATGCAATTACAGGCAGTTTAATTAGATTTGTACCACCCACAGGTTATTACTTTGATCGTAACAATCGACTGGTTCAAGGCACCCCCATGCGAGCAGACGAACGCATGGAAATTTGGGCTAGTCCGCAAGTCATTGTGGGCGATGGCTATAATGGTGGCATTGGTAATTTACCGTCTGGTGCAGGGCCAGTTACAATAAACAACTTTGTGCCCACCGGTGCTATTGTAGATGTAATCATACCAGAATACGCTACCAGTTTGTCTAACTCAGTCAAACAAGCCATGGTAGAACAAATTTTGTTGTACCGCAATTTTGGTCTAGGCTATGATAGCACAGGTTCAGTTACTGGAACTCCATATACTTGGTATTTGATTACCAGCACAAACTTAGCAACCGATGCTGCCTGGAGTCAACAATACGCTGGCAACACATCAGGCGCTAATTTGGATGCATCGTGGGTGGCACAATTTGTTGTGCAAAATCAAAACTACACAATCACACTGCGTGGGCTTGCTTACTATTTTGGATCAGTGTTGCAAACACGTTTCTTCTTCTACGAAGATCAACTGGTTTACGACAGCCGCACAGGCACCATCATCAAAGACTTTATCAATGTGTTGGCAGTCAACACACAACCCAACTCAACAGAGCCATTACCCGGTGATATCTATACCACAATCATTGGTCAACCTGTGGAAAGTGACGGGTATGTGGACGACTTCCAGGTGTTGGTAAGTTATCGCGATTCGGACAATGACGGTGTACCAGACAATCCTGATTTCTTTGAGGAAATTGTTGGCCCGGCTACCACTGCTGGACCATATGTGTTTTTACAACAAACTGTGGACTTTGACAATTTGCAACGTTACTTGTTGGCAGAACCTGGCGTGGTTAATTATGATTATGGTACTTTAGACGAAATTGAATTAGTAAAAACAGAGTGGTCTCCAGGCCAAGTTTTTTATGCGTACGATCAAAACGCATTCTATCAACTCAGCATCTCAACCACAGGGGTAAGAACTTTGGTAGCAGTATCTAGTTGGATAGCTAGAACTGGTAGACAGGCCTTGTACTTCCAATATCGTCACAACAGTCCATTGACCAACAGAATTGATCCAGGGTCAACAAACATCATTGACTTGTATGTGGTCACACAAGCATATTACACAGCCTATCAAAACTGGCTGCGCGATACTACTGGAACTGTGACAGAACCAGACCGTCCCACTATTGATGAACTCAGTACTGAATATCAAAAACTACAAGATTATAAAATGCTCAGCGACAACGTAATTGTCAACTCGGTGGTGTTTAAACCTTTGTTTGGCGCCAAGGCTGCGCAAGAATTACGGGCCACGATCAAAGTTATACGTGCTCAAAATTCAGTGGCCAGCACCAGTGAAATTAAAAGTAGTGTGTTGGCAGAAATGAACAATTATTTCAGCATTGATAAATGGAATTTTGGGGACACATTTTATTTCTCAGAATTGGCTGCTTATTTGCATCGTCAATTGGGCACCATTATCAGTTCTGTGGTTTTGGTACCCTTGGACCAACAAAAGTATTTTGGCGACTTGTATGAGATCCGTAGTCAACCTAATGAAATTTTTGCCAACGGTGCTACAATTGCCAATATTGATGTAATTGATGCACTGACCAGTACCAATTTGCGTACTGCACCAGGTAGTGGAGTAATTTAATGGCACGCACACGCTCAGTTGATTTCTTACCAGAAATCTTTAGAACACCAGTTAACAAACAGTTTTTAGGTGCCACACTTGATACACTGATTCAAGAACCAAAATTCAAAAAGACTCAAGGATTTATTGGTCGCACAGTGGGTCCTGGGGTCAATCCCAACGACAAATATGTTGTTGAGCCGGACAGCACTCGTCAAAATTACCAACTTGAACCTGGCATTGTCAGTCTTGAACCGGATATTGACAAGATAAAAAATGTCATTACGTATCCCGGCATTAATGATGCTATTGGTTTTCAAGGCGGCAATCAAACTAGACCGGATCAACTTTACAGCAGTGATTATTACACATGGGATCCATTTGTAAACTTTGACACATTTGTCAACTTCAGTCAATATTTTTGGTTGCCTAATGGACCCGATACTGTTAACGTGCGTTCCACTGGGGTGCTAACATCAGAAAATTTTGTAGTTACTAGAGCCAATGGTGCATACACCTTCTCTGGCCTAAATGGAAATAATCCCACTTTGGATCTAGTGCGCGGCGGCAGTTACACATTCCAAGTGGCACAGAATACCAAAGAAACAATAAATTATCGAGTTCAGAACAACGGCACCTCTTCATATATCTTAGATGGTGTTGCCAACCCCACTATTACTTTGGCACGTGGTAATACCTATGTGTTCAACCTCAACCTGACAGGTAACTTTCCTTTTTGGATCAAGACCCAAGCCACACTTGGCACAGGTAATGCTTATGACACTGGTGTAAGCCGCAATGGCAGTACCTTGGGAGTAGTCACTTTTGTAGTGCCACAGGATGCTCCTGATACTCTTTACTATGTCTCCGAGAATCAATTTAATTTGCGCGGCACAATCAATGTCGTCAACGGCACCCCCGGAACCGGTCCAGGATTTTGGATTCAAACAGCGCCAGGTGTATCAGGCAATGATCCAATAAGTCCCAATCTGTCAGATCGTGAAGTATACGGGGTAGTCAACAATGGTGAAGACCTTGGCGTGGTAACGTTTGAAGTGCCACAAAAAACTGACCAGGCATTTTATTTTAATTTGCCTGATGTAGGACCAGTTGACCTGTTAACTACTTTACAATTTGATCAAATCAACGGCCAACCCTTGAACCAGTTTATCAACACCTATGGCGGTATTGATGGAACAACTTATCTTGATTCAAGAACTTTGGTTTTTACCAATCCTGTTCTAGATGCCGAAACTGGCGGATGGTTATACAACAGCGGGTTTGATCCATTGAGTCATGCTGTGCCCAGCAACGAAGGCGCGGTTGGCAGCTATGACACCACGCTGTACGCTGAGAGCATTCCAGTCCCTGCAGAAGACCGTTATCAAATTTGGCAAATCAACATTGTCAACGTTGATGGTGTTGAGTTCATACAGTTAGCCAAAATACAAAATGTAAATTTAAATGAAAAATTTACTATTCTGTATGGCACAGTGTATAGTAATACTAGTTGGTACAAAAACAGTACTGGATTATTTCAACGTATTCCTGCACTGACTGCCACACTAGATACATTGTATTACCAAGACGGCACTGATCCAGAAATATTTGGGCGCATAAGACTGCTAGAGCAAACCAGTAGTTCTACTTTGTTTGTATCAGAAATCTTGGGACGTAAAAATTACACTAGCCCCAACGGAGTGGCATTTACTAATGGACTCAAAGTTAAATTTACTGGTGAGGTATCACCAGCTGAATATGGATCTGGCTCAACGTCATTTACATGCACTGCCACAACTGGCGGTAGCAATTATATAACTTGTACATCAACTGCTGGCTTGTACGAAGGCGAAGAAATAGTGTTCCCTAGCGGAACTCTAGGCGGGATAGAGACTGGAAAAGTTTATTTTATAAAAAGTATTTCAGCTAACGGCATTCAATTTTCAATCAGCACAGTCAAAGATGGCGCTACTGTGACAATAAGCACAGCCACAGGGTCTATGGCTGCCATAGCCATTAGCAATAAAGAATACTATGTTTCTGGAGTTGGCACAGCCATTGAATTGTTGCCAGTGACTGATTTTATTACTCCCGAAACTTACGTAGTTGATGCTAATGACAGCACCATAGCCAGTGAGCCTGACAAACTGGATTATTTGACCATCAATCGTGCCAGCAAGGATTTAAATGCATGGACTAGAAGCAACCGTTGGTTTCATATTGATGTAATCAATGCAGTCGCTGCCTATAATGGCACATCAGCAGTGCTAGACAACAACTATAGAGCCAAACGACCAATCATTGAGTTTAGACCCAATCTGCATTTGTACAACATGGGCAGTCAAGGCAAGCAACCAATTGACATTATTGATTTTTCACAAACAGATGCATTTAGCAATGTAGAAGGTACCACCGGCTATTCAGTAGATGGGTATACTTTTGTTGACGGATCAAGAGTGGTGTTTGCCAACGACATTGATCCAGATGTACGTGACAAAATTTATATTGTGCAGTTTATAACCCCAGACACAGTGCCTCCATTAATTGCACAACCAATTATAAATCTTGTATTGGCCAGCGATGGTGCGGTGCTGTTCAATCAAAGTGTTTTGTGCATTGACGGTGATACCTCTCAAGGTATTACATATTGGTATGATGGCACTCAATGGATCGAAGCGCAACAAAAAACTGCTGTACAACAGGCACCATTGTTCAATGTGTATAATTTGCAAGGCATTAGTTTTGGAGACCAAACCACATATCCGTCAAGTACTTTTGTTGGCAGCAAATTGTTCAGCTATGCTGTGGGCGATACCACAGTATTAGATCCTATCTTGCAATTCCCATTGCAATACCTCAACATCAACAACGTTGGTGATATTGTGTTTGAAAACAACTTGTACAAAGATACATTTGTTTACGTAATTGACAATGTAAGTACCGTACTTGATATTAGTTCAGGTGCAGTAAGAGAATATGTTGACCGTACAAATTTTGTTAAATTGATTGGCTGGCAAGATGCCATTACCACCAGCGAAATTTATCAACAATTTAAATTCACTTACACTGGTGCAACCATCAAACTAGATGTAGCTGTCAACACCAACACTGTGGTGCCTGCTGTTAAAATTTATGTAGGCTCAGTGTTTCAGAAACCTGACACGTATACCTATGTTGTTGGTGCCAATACCACTACAATCACTCTCAGCAAAGTGTATGTCCCCACTGACATTATTGAAATTTTGGTCTTGAGTGATCAGACCAGCACTCAAGGATTTTATCAAGTTCCAATCAATTTAGAATCAAATCCTTTGAACGGTAACAGCCCTAGTTTTACATTGGGTACAATTCGTACTCATTACGAAAGTATTTGTGAAAATCTCAACGACTTAACAGGAGCGGTCACTGGCGCAAACAACACTAGAGACTTGGGAAATATTGTTCCTTATGGTCTTGTAATATTGCAACAAAGCGCACCACTCACGTTGGCAGGGTATTTCTTGCGCAGTGAAAGCTATAATATTTTTGCGTCATTGCAGTACAACAGCAGAGAATATCAAAAATTCAAAGGTCAAATGCTAGAAGCAGTGACCCAGCAAGTTGTAAATTTTCAAACAGCCGGCGAAATATTAGATACTGCTATTGCAGACATTACAATGGGACGAGTTGAAAATCAACCGTTTTATTGGAGTGACATGCTGCCAACTGGGGCAGTTTATGAAACCACTGCCTACACAGTGTCTTATACCACATCAAATGTATTTGATACTCAATACATTTATAACTATTCTTCGGCCAACTATCAAGGCATGAATGTGTATGTCAATGGCGAAATACTCACACGTGGGCGTGACTATGTTGTGGCCACAGATGGACCTAGAATCACAGTGTTGTCTACTTTAAACATTGGCGATGTTGTTACCATTAATGAGTACACCAGCACGTATGGCAATTTTGTACCAAATACACCAACTAAGTTAGGACTGTATCCATCATGGAGACCAGAGTATATCAATCAGCGTACTAGTACAGGTGAAGTTTTGTGTATTGTTGGGCATGATGGTAGTATTACCCGAGCATTTAACGACATACGTGATGAAGTATTGTTAGAGTTTGAAACTAGAATATTCAACAATCTCAAGTTGGACGGAAATCCAGTGCCGCTGTCTGTGACCGATGTACTGCCAGGACAATTTAGAAATACTGGGTTTACCACAACAGATATCAACAATATTTTAAACCAAAACTTTTTAAGTTATGTGGCTTGGAACAAACTAGACTACCGCACACAAGATTATCAAGCCAACAATGCATTTACTTACAATTACAGTGGAAGTCAAAGCAAACTAGACAACGATGCATTGCCCGGAGCTTGGCGTGGTATCAATCGTTACTACTATGACACACAACAACCTGAGCAAGTGCCTTGGGAATTGTTGGGATTTAGTATTAAACCAGACTGGTGGAACACTGTCTATGGTGAAGGTCCGTACACACAGGACAACTTGGTGTTATGGGATGACTTAGAAGCAGGGTATGTTAGCGACCCTGTGGTGCCGTACTATCGTCCTGAATACGCAAGACCAGGATTGACCAGTGTTATACCTACTGGCACAGAAGGAGAACTACTGCCACCATTTGATTACGTAGTAGGAAACTACAACGAATTGAGCTTCCGCAAAAGTTGGGCACTGGGAGATGGCAGTCCTGTAGAAGCATCTTGGTGGAACAGCAGCGATTATCCATTTGCAGTCATGCGACTACTGGCTCTTACACGCCCAGCTAAATTCTTTGCATTGTTTGCTGATCGAGATCTGTACAAGTATAACACTGAATTCAATCAATACCTGTACAATGATAGATACAGATTAAATGCAAGAAATATTGAAGTTTACGGAGACGGAGTCAGCAAAGCCAGTTACATTGACTGGATTGTGGACTTTAACCGTCAAAGCGGAATTAACAGCACTGCTGACCTCACAGCAGATTTGCAAAATCTAGATGTAAGACTGTGTTATCGCATGGCCTCATTCTCAGACAAACAATATATTAAAATTTACACTGAAAAATCCAGTCCCAACGCAACCAATACCACGTTCTTAATTCCTGATGAAAGTTATGATTTGGTGTTGTATAAAAATCAACCTTTTGACCGTGTTAGTTTTTCCAGTATAGTAATTCAGAAAGTAAGCAATGGATATGCAGTGTTTGGATACAGTAAAACCCAGCCATTCTTTAACACTGTAGGTAGTCAATATACCGGACAACTTCAATCATTTACTGTGTCCGGTATAACCGTGCGTGTACCAACATTTTACACTGACACTGTGGTGCAAATACCCTACGGATATATTTTCAACGACGAAACTTCAGTATCAAACTTTTTATTGACTTATGGAAAATATTTAGAAAAACAAGGGTTTGACTTTACTGATCAAACCAACGGGTATATTCTAAACTGGGATCAAATGGTTACAGAATTTTTGTACTGGAGTCAGCAAGGCTGGGACGAAAATGCACTGATCAACTTGAACCCCTTGGCGTTTAAACTCAGCGTGACTCGTGAACAAGCTGTGATAGATAGCATTGCGGTACAAACAAGTGAAGATATTTTGCTTGATCAAAACAATCGTGAGTTGCCTACTAAAAATCTAATTATTACTAGATTGGACAACACATTCACAGTTGAGCCAGCCACTGACCAAACGTTAAGTTACATAGATCTCAAGTACACTTCTTATGAACACATGATTGTGTTGAACAATGCCAGTGCATTTGGTGATTTGATTTATCAACCCACAACAGGTGCTAGACAAAGCAGACTAAACTTAGTGGCAGCCACCACTACCGAATGGAATGGTAGTGTAGATGCTCAAGGTTTTATTTTAAATCAAGACAATATCAAGGCTTGGGATTCTTATCGTACCTATGCCAAAGGCGAAATTGTAACATACAAAGGCGCATATTGGTCAGCAGCTGATATTGTTCAGCCTAGCACAGTGTTCAACCCTAACAATTGGTATCAAAGCGATTACACACGAATTGAACTTGGACTGTTGCCCAATTTGGCCAACAAAGCCGATCAACTGCAAAACAGCTACAACATCAACACAGCCAATTTGGAATCAGATAATGATTTGTTGAGCTATGGATTGATTGGGTTTAGACCAAGACAATACATGACATCATTGAACCTAGATGACGTCAGCCAACTAAACATTTACCGTCAGTTTCTTGGCAGCAAAGGTACCATACTCAGTGCCGAACTTTTTGCTCAGGCCAACCTTGGCAAGGAACAAGCCGACTACGACATTTACGAAAATTGGGCAGTTCAACGTGCTGTTTACGGAGCCAACGCCAATCGCAGTTTCTTCCAGCTCAGGTTAAATCGTGCCTTGCTCAGCAGTAATCCCAGCCTAGTGCAAGTAATAGACCCAGGTCAAAGCAGTCAGGCTGATCAAACCATATTGTTGGAAAATGTGTGGCGCCAAAGTTATCGATTGACATCGCCGGAAATTTTGCCGGTTACCACCCAGGTGCCAACAGACACTGGATTGCCATCGGCTGGGTATGTTAATTTTGATGACGCTGATATCACTGTGTTTGATCTTGCTGATAATACCAGTCTGGCAGCTAATATTAACTTAATAGAAGTAGGCACCAGTATTTGGGTAGCCAAAACAAATGCTTATGATTGGGACATCTATCGTGCTCAGGCAGTTCCAGGGGTACTACAACACATTTGTGACAATCTTGATGGCAGCAGTCTTGCAATTTTTAGTAAACAACATCAACTAGAAATTGGTGACAAACTCATAATCAAATTCTTTGATGTAGAAGTTGATGGAGTCTACACAGTATTGTCAGTGGTAGATCTAAATACTGTGACTATTGCATTTAGTTTCACTGGTGATCGCACAGTGGTCAATGGCAATGGTCTTGGATTTACATTAGAAACTCAACGAGTGGCACAGGCCAGTGATGTTGTAAATTTACCATACGCCAACAGTATTCAACCAGGTGCCAAGGTATGGGTTGATAACAACGGAGCAGGATTGTGGGAAGTGATTGAAAAACAATCAGTATTCACCGAACTCATAGAATATGCACCTACATTAGCTGATGTTGATCAACAGTATGGATCCGCTGTAACGCAGGCTCCAAATAAATTTGCTGCCTTGGTGGGCAGTCCAAGATACAGATTCCCCACTGGGTCCACATTGTGGAATCCGGCCAACACTTACGATACAAATGATATTGTATTCATTGCTGATCCTTATCAAACAGAATTTTTTCAGGCATTGTATGTGCCAGTTCCGCAAAATACGCCACTGGATGCTTTAATTACTATCGTCCCCTACGTAGGACTTCCTTACTGGACTCCATATTCACTAGGCTCGTTGCCAAGAAAAGGCGGAGTGTATGTATATGTCAAGAGTGATGTTAATGATAATCTCATACCAGTCAGTCCACTAGACCCAGCAGATGCTGTGTTTACTCTTGATGTCACAGGTGTTCGAGGTTATGGTAACAGCGTTGATTTTGGTAATAGTACCTGGGCAGTAGCTGGCGCAAGTGCCAGTTTGGGGTCAACTAGTCAAAGCGACAATGGATATGCCTGTGTGATTTATCGCAATCCTGAACTTGGTTCTCCAGGAACTATTCCATATGACCAATGGCAGTTGTTAACCACGCCGGGCAGTGTCAGCGCAGATCAAAACAAATTTGGTTACAGCGTTGCCATGAGCCTGGACGAACGTTGGATGTACATTAGTGCTCCGGGCAACAACCAAGTTTATGCATATGGTAGAGTAGACTGGCAAAAACAAATTATTAATACTGTAGGTAACGGGGTTAACACAATCTATCCTATAAGTGATGCAATTCAAATCAATGCAGCAACACAATTACAAATAGTTGTGGCCGGTGACATTTTGATCTTAAACACTGATTACACAGTTGATCCAGCCTATACTCAAGTGACCTTTTCTACAGCACCTGCTGACGGGGCCGGAGTTACAATTCAACGTGTTAGTCGCAAGTTACTGGATTACGAAACTTATTATAGCCTGTCAGGCACTGGAGGCACTGGATCTAATGCAACATTTACCGTTACCAGAAGTCGCGGTACTGTAGCAGTGTCGGTACAAACTGGCGGCTCAGGGTACGCTAATGGCGAGCCCAGCGCAGGCACTATCACTATTCCAGCGGCAAGTTTTGGCGGAGGTACTAGCCCCACCAATGACATTACTATGCAAGTGGTAGTATCTGGTGGAGTAATAACTGGCATATACGATAACCCAACTTATGTGGCGCCAACATTGACCACTACATTTTCTCTCAATGAATATTTGTTTACTGCCACAAACATCAACAGTTTTAGCGTGTTGGTAGACAATGTATTACAACGACCCAACATTGATTATACATTCAATGCAGGCACTTATGATTTGACATTTTTAAATTCTCCAACAACTGGTTCTAGCATTTTGGTCAGAGCCGAAGGATACTTCTTGTATGCTGGCAACATTACCGCAGCAGGACTAACAGTGGGAGATCAATTTGGATACAATATCAGTACCAGCACTGATGGTCGACAACTGTTGGTCGGTGCTCCAAACAGCACTGAAAACAGCAAAGCAGAAGCCGGCAGTGTTTATGTGTTTGACAGAAACGTACAGCGTTTTATCTACAACACAAGTACCCCTACCTTGACATTTACTGTGTTGGGCACTGTAACTGCCCCAGTCGGTGTGTCCGTCAATGGAGAATTTTTAATAAATGAAGCTTGTGCTACTTTGGGTGCAAACAATACATTTACAGTTAGTGGAAATGATGTCACAATCAATGCAGACTTGCAAATTGGTGATATAATTGAAATTGAAACCAATCAATTTGCGTCGACACAACAAATCACACAAAACATAATAGAAGGTTTCAGTAACTTTGGACAAGCAGTAGACTTATGCAACTATAATTGCAGTTTGTATGCTGGGGCACCTCAAAGCAGTTTGCAAATAGTAAAAGGTGGCGTGGTTGAGCGTAGTGTAAATCAAAGTCGTGCATACGGCATCATCACTGCCACAGTGGCCAATCCATCATTGACACCTAATACTACACTGAGAGTAAACAATATTGATTGTTCAGTAACTAACTCAAATACGTTGGTAACAAGTGTAACAGAGTTGGCCGCCAACATCAATGCCACAGTGGCCAATGTCAATGCCACAGTCAGTACTACAGGGTATCTAACTTTGGCTGTTAAAAACTCAGCCGCTGCCCCAGTGGGAGACAAACTACAAGTGGCACCGGGATCAGTAGGCACAGTGTTTGACGTTTTGGGATTTGAAACATTTGTATACACCCAAACCATTCAAAGTCCTTATCCTACAGGATATGCTAGTTTTGGCAGCAGTATCAGTATTGATGATTCAGCTGTGAATCTTGTGGTGGGTGCACCACGTGGTACTTTGTACATACTCACAGACTTTGACAACTTTACCACAGTGTGGGACGCAGGCGCCACTGATTTCTTTGACTTGATTCTACAAAGTGGTGCAGTGTATGTTTATAATTTGTTACCAAGTTCTAATTCCAGTGTTACCAACCCTGACAAATTTGTGTTTGGTCAACAAATCAACAACGCTGATGTAAACAGTTATGACCAGTATGGAACAGCAGTAAGTTATGTAGACGGGGTGCTGTTGACAGGTGCGCCTGGCAACGAACGAGACGACAGCACCTTGACTGGAAATTATGGCCGGGTGTTTGTAAGTCAAAATCCTAGTCGTGCGCTGTCTTGGACAGTGTCGCGTATTCAACCGCCCACAGTTGATATTAGATTGTTAAACAGTGCATACATCTATGACAGAATCAGTTCGGCCACAACACAATATTTTGATTTCTTTAATCCGTTGCAGGGCAAAATACTAGGTGCAGCCAGACAAAATATTGATTACATTGGCGCAATAAATCCCGCTGGCTACAACGTTGGTCCTGTGGGCATTCGTGGACAGACTTGGGGCAGCGACCACCTGGGAGAAGTTTGGTGGGACACTAGCACAGTTAGATTCATTGATCCCAGCCAAGACAACATAGTGTACGCAAGCCGACGTTGGGGACAAATTTTTCCAGGCAGTTCAGTAGATGTATATCAATGGATTGTCAGCACAACCCCACCAGCCACCTACGCTGGCCCAGGCACACCATTAAACACCACTAGTTATGTGATCAACACTGTGTTGAATCAAACTGGAACATTTGATACTGAATATTTTTTCTGGGTTAAAGGACTAACCACAACTGCTACTCAACAAGGTAAAACTCTGCCAGTAAGCACAGTGGCCAATTATATTGCAGATCCTAGAGCCAGCGGTATTGCTTATATTGCACCCATTAACTCCAGTACTATTGCATTGTACAACGCACAAGATTATATTGTGGCTGAAGATTCAATTATCAGTATTGAGTTTGATCGCGAATACACCGATGACAATGTGCATGTTGAATATGAACTTGTGGCCCAAAACAATGCCGACGGGTGGATCAGCAACAATTTATATCGCAAATTACAAGACAGTTTCTGTGGTGTTGACACTGCTGGAAATCTAGTACCTGATGTTAATCTAGGCCCGGCTGAACGTTATGGCGTGCAGTTTAGACCTCGCCAAAGCATGTTTGTGGATAGATTTGCTGCTCTTAAAAATTATTTGACTCATGCCAATTCAGTGCTGTCCCGCTATCCCATCAGCGAAAGTCGTTCATTTGTGCTGTTGAACAGCCGAGATCCTGAACCCAGTGCTATTAGTGGACAGTGGGATAAACGTGTGGCCAATCAGGAAATATTAGGATTCCAAGATATCTATACAGTGCCAGTTGGTTATCGATATCTTGTTGTGTCAGACAGCAACAATAGAGGCCTTTGGACCATTTATACTGTGGTTCAATCTGGCGCTGTGCGCTCACTGGTGTTGACAAAAGTACAAAATTACAATACACCCAGTTACTGGAGTTATATCAACTGGGTGCGCCCTGGATACATAGCCAGCAAAAAAGTTTTGATGACTGTACCAAATTATGCAGGATTGGGTGCGCTGGATGTACCTATTGGTACCAGCGTTGAAGTCATGGCCAATGCTCAAGGCAAGTATGAAATTTATTTGTTTACTGATTTGGGTTGGGAAAGAGTGGTATTACAAGATGGTACTATAGAATTTTCTGCTGAACTTTGGGATTATCAATTAGGAAGATTTGGATTTGATGTTGAAGTATTTGACGCACAATACTTTGATCAAGAACCTGTAATTGAAACACGTAAAATTATACAAGCCATTAACGAAGAGTTATTTGTAAATGACTTGTTGATTGAACGCAATCGTTCATTGACCTTGATGTTTGACTTTGTGCTGAGTGAATTCAGTGCGCCTGGCTGGTTGATAAAAACAAGTTTGGTAGATGTTACTCACAGAATTAGAAGTTTGTTACCTTACCAAAACTACAGCAGGGACAATCAAGAGTTTGTATTAGATTACATCCAAGAAGTAAAGCCATATCATGTACAAGTAAGAGAATTTAATTTGATCTACAATGGATTTGATCAATGGTTTGGCGATATGACTGATTTTGATTTGCCAGCATTCTTTAACACCAATTTAGATGTGCCGCAATACACTAGTCCAATTTTGTTGCCGTACGATCACGGCACTGCCGCCAACAGCGAATCAAACACCAAGAGTGATTTCCCTTCCAACAGCACAGTATGGAGTACTTGGCCGTATAATCAGTGGTACAGTACATATTTGTTGAGTCTTGATTCAGTTTACGTGATAGAAACTGGGTCAGGATATACCGAACCTCCTTTGGTAATATTCCAAGGTGATGCTTTGGTACCTGCTGAAGCCACAGCAGTGTTAAACAGTTTAGGGCAAGTTGTAGCAGTAAACGTAATTGACCCTGGTCAAGGATATAGATCTACACCTACTATTGTGTTTGATGGTGGCAATGGGTCGGGCGCAGTGGCATATCCAAGAATGACCAATGCTACCACAAGATCGTTCCGCACTGTGATTAGATACGATCGTTTTCAATATCAAACTTCTGTGCAAACTTGGAGTCCAAACGGAACATATGAAAACGGCACCTTGGTTAGATACGATGCTCGTGTATGGTCTGCTGCCAGCGCAGATGGTAGTAGTGCAGTGGTCGGACCGAATTTTGATATAGAAAATTGGACCTTGGTCAATGCAGCTAATTATACCTATCCTGGTGCAACACAACCCACAGGGTTAACTGGGGTTGATCGCACCATGGGCTTGTACGTACCAGGAGTAAACGAATACGGACTTGAATTACCGCTGTTGGTTGACGGAATAGATTATCCAGGAGTCCAAGTCTGGGGCAAATATTTTGCAGGATCAGAAAGTACATTGACACTGGATGCTGAGTATCAAAGCAGTTTTGCAGACATATATTTGGGCACTAGATTTACAGACATCAATGTTGATGGCGGAGAGTTTATTGGACTATATGAAGGTCATGCACCTGAAGAGTTGGTCAATGGCAGTGAATACGACACGTTAGATTTGCGTGTTTACACTCGTCCAGGATCTGACTGGCAAAATAATGGACATAGTTTCCAGATTGGAACAATCAATTATGTTTATGATCCGGCAGCAACAGCTATTTACAGCTGGGCTGGTGCGGTACAGCGACCAGCTCAAATTATAGTAAACAACCTAACCACTGGTATTCAGCTCACAAAAGATATTGATTACTTGGTTAATTGGGTAGGGCAAACAGTAGAAATTTTAAGCGGCATTGTCAGCGGTGAAATTATAAACATTGAGGTTTATGAAATCGGTGGCGGCAATCAGCTGTATAGAGCCATTTATCCTGGACAAGATGTTGCTAATTTTGCCAACTCAGTAATTGTGCCAGTAAATTACAAAGAAATTCTTGACATAGCAACGTTTATTAATGGCGCACCTGTGACATCTCCTGTTGCTGAACCTTGGTCTGAGTCACAATCTTGGAATCTCAACGACACCTATGTATCCCTAGATGTAGTGTTAAATGACACTGCATTGACATGTACTGAAACTAATTCAACTTACAACACCATAACTTGTAACAACACCAGTGCGTTAACTGCAGGGCAACCTATTGTATTTTCTGGTACAACCTTTGGAGGTATATCAGCTGGTGTCACATATTATGTGCTAGAGATTCCCAACAGTTTGCAGTTTTTCATCACTGATCAAGCAGGTTCTACAACACCATACTCATTGACAAATGCCACTGGTAGTATGACCGCACAACCAAAAGGAACTTATTATCGTGCCATACAAGATGTGCCTGCAGGCATATCATTGACCAATGCAAATTATTGGTTGCCTTTTATTCCATCTTTGTACAGTCGTGCAACTTTTGGCAATACAATCACTTCAAATGACGAAATATCATTGGTAGTATTGGGATCAACCACATCAAGTCCAGTTACTAACACTGCGGTTGGAACCAATGCAATAACTATACAAGGCAGCACCAGTGGATTAACATTGGGACAAGAAGTAACATTCTTTGGAACATCATTGGGTGGCATTCCTGTTAATCAAACTTTGTATGTGTTAAACATAATTAACGGCACTAGTTTTACAGTAGAAATAACACAAGGCAGTGGCACTCCTGTCAACTTGTTGACTGATCAATCTACATGGGTTGGAGAACTCACAGTAAAATTTGCGCCTAGCGAAATATATAGTTGGAGCACTCCAGTTATTGAAACCATGGTGGCTGACACTGAATTGGTTGTTTCAAAGATAATACCAGTCAGCGCCACTTTAGAAGGCACAAACCCAGCCAATCTAGTGGTCACACAAAATGGATTGCGCCTGCGGCCGCCAGAAGGCATTGAATGGGCTGGTGATGGCAATTCTGTAAGTTTTGGATTACCGCAACGTGGTGGGTACCCACAAAGTATTATCAATGCCCCTACTGATATCAATGTATGGGTAGACGGTATTTTAAAAACACAAAGCTATGGAGCAATCATTGGTGATTATAGTGTAACAAATTGGACTGGCAGCAACGTTCCTGGTCGACAAGTAGTTTTTAACACACCGCCAGCAGCTGGTGCTAATATTTTGATATCTGTAACTACACAGGCCGATTATATGGTGCTTGTTGACTCAATTGAAATTGCTTCAACAATCAACTTTGGTGATGTGTTTACAGTGACAACTTGGAATGATACACAACAACAAAACTTGTTGACATTGGTGTTCCAAGGACCAATCGCTACCGGCCTGGTAGTAAATGAACCATATGACAGTACAAACTATGATACCGGTACTGTGGACTTTGATCCTGGCACATACGATTACACTCTAGGAACACAAACATTTATTAATGATTTTAATCTTCAAAGAGTTGGTATTAGTGCTGATAGACTATGGGTCACTTTGGATGGTTACAGACTGTTTGCTGGATCAGATTATACCGTGCAAGGACAGTATCTCATATTAGCGTCCGGCGCTATAGGAGCAGCTCAAGTCATGGCCATAACTGAAGTGGCAGAGAGTGTGGTGCCAGAAGCTATGGCATTTAGAATTTTCCAAGACATGCGCGGAGTTCAAGCAACTTATAGAATCACTGATACTACCACAACAGAGCTTGCTGCATCATTGTCAGCCACAGCTGATATAATTTATGTGAATGATGCAACCAAACTCACAGCACCCGATTTGCCAAATGGCGTGTTTGGAGTCATCACCATAAATGGTGAACGTATAATGTACCGCAATAGAGATACTGCACTCAGTACATTGTCAGGACTACAACGTGGCACCGCTGGCACTGGTGCAGCAGCACATCCAATAAGTAGCAGTGTGTATGATCTAGGTCGAGGCAACTTGCTGGACGAAGAGTACCAAGACTATGTGGTCAAAGATTCAACTCTAGCAGACGGATCAACCACAGTGTTTTATGCACCCAATATTGATATCACAGACTTTGGCGACTCTAGCACAGCTTATATAGAAAGTATTGAAGTATATGTTGGAGGTATCAAACAATACAATTATAGCGATACCAGTGCCACCAGTGAATACCGTTACATTGTAACAGATTTTGGACCATTGGCCATTGAATTCATAGTTGACAACAACCCAGTGTCCCCTATGTTGGCACCTCCTGCTGGAGTCGAAGTTACTATTTTACAACGTCGTGGATTGAGCTGGTATCATCCAGGATTGACTACCGCTAGTGACGGTGTAGCACTACAAGAAACCGACACAAAAGCAGCAAGGTTTTTGCGCGGTGGATAACACGGATAAATAACTGACCATGTCAAATACAGCAACAAAACCATCGACTGATCCTAAAACTGCTCCAACTCAGTCTCGCCGGCCCAATGAAACTGGTAGCATCAGCGTTCAAGCCCACATGCGGATTTTTGATCCAAAAACACAAAAAACATACGTGGAGGGAAGAGCATGATTCAGCCTGGACTGTGCAAAATTGAAGGATTTGTCAAAATACATGATCCCAATACTGGGGAAGTTTTAGTAGACAAAAAGAATGCAATTCATTATGAAAATATCAGTTTGGCCATGGCACAAACTCTAAGTGATCGAAACATTGGTTACATTTATGAAATGGCATTTGGCAATGGCGGCAGTAGTGTAGATCCCACAGGGGTCATTACATATTTGCCACCTAATACAACTGGTATAAACGCTGACTTGTACAACGAAACCTACGCCAAAGTAGTGGATGATAATTCGGCGGCCAATACTGATCCTGAAAACAACAAAATGACACCGCTACACACCAGCGGTAACGTTTACAGCGATATTCTTGTGACTTGTTTGTTGGATTATGGCGAACCCCCAACCCAACAAGCGTTTGATAATTCAACTAATTTCAATGGTGAATTTGTTTTCGATGAACTTGGGCTAAAAACATGGAACGGATCAGTAGATAATCTACGTTTGATCACTCACGTGATTTTTCACCCTGTACAAAAGAGTTTGAATCGTCAGATTCAAATTGATTACACCCTGCGTATACAGACGCTGAGCAACATAAATGCTGTATAAATATAGCAACTAGGAACAACTGACATGGCATATACAATCAATCTAACAGACGGCGCAGTTTTTGCTACCATCGCTGATGGTACTATCAACACCGCAAGTTCAATGACTTTGGTGGGTAAAAACTACGCTGGATACGGTGAGTTTTTGGACGAAAACTTTATCCATTTGCTGGAAAACGGTGCTAATACCACAGCCCCAGGTAGTCCACTTACTGGACAACTTTGGTGGGATAAAACTAATAATTTGCTCAAAGTATATAACGGCACATTGTTTAAAACAATCTCAGCAGCCACTAGTTCAGCCAGTGCTCCTACCAGCAACGTAACAGGTGATTTGTGGTACGATACATCAAATCAACAGTTAAAAGTCTACACTGGTTCTGCATTTTTAGTAGTTGGTCCTGGTTTCACCAGCTCCCAAGGTACGTCAGGTGCTATCCCTGAAACAATTCTAGACAATGTTGGAAATCCCAAATATATCACCAGTCTGTATGTGCAAAACACTCGAGTAGCTGTGGTATATTACCAATCTAGTTTTACCCCACAGTCTAGTTTACAAGCAGCCTTCCCAACAATCTATCCTGGCATGACATTGAGTTCGTTGGTGTCTGGTGCAGTGTTTGCTGGCGATGCCACCAACGCACAATTACTATCCAACTTGCAAAGCTCTGACTTTATGCGAGCCACAGCCAACACTGCTACCACTGGTACTTTGCGTGTGCAAAATAACACTGGATTGTTTGTGGGTGCAGCCAATGTATTCAACGTCAACACCACAACTACAGACGCCAATATCAAGAGCAATATCTCTGGTGGTAATTTAATTATTCAAGCCAATGTCAGCGGCACCACATACAATGTAGCAACGGCTTTAGGCAGCAATGGTACATTCAGCATCAGCAATGCTGCAACAGTGGGCACCACATTGAGTGCAACTGGCAACATAACTGGCGGCAATTTAACAACTGGTGGTTTGATCACAGCAACTGGTAATATTACTGGTGGTAATGTCATCACTGCGGCACTGGTGCAAGGCGCCACAGTAAGTTCAACTGGCAACGTGCAAGGTGGTAACCTGCGTACAGCTGGCTTGATCTCAGCAACTGGTAACATCACATCAGCAGCCAATATTGCTGGCACATATTTCTTGGGCAATGGGTCACAATTAACTGGCTTAAGTTTGGGCGTCAGCGTTACCAAATTTGTCAATGGCACGTCTGAAGGCAACATCGGAGCTCCAAATGGCAACATTAATTTTGATGTGGGCGGAACAGCAAATGTGGTTGTAATAGATACCACCACGTTGTATGCCAATATAAGCACAGGTAGTATTGATAAATTTGGCAGCAACGCTGTTGGTAACATTGGGTCAAGTTCTAACTATTTTAACCGTGTGTTTGCCACAGCCACTACAGCCTTGTATGCTGACGTTGCAGAACGTTTTGCAGCTGATGAATATTTGGAACCAGGCACTGTGGTAGAATTAGGCGGTACAGCCGAAATTACTCGATCTCAACAGGATTTAAGTGAAAATGTGTTTGGTGTTATAAGTACAAATGCAGCGTACTTGATGAATGGCGGAGCAGGTGAAGACGACACGCACCCCCCGGTTGCAATGACTGGGCGTGTTCCTGTAAAATGTACTGGTACAGTACGCAAAGGCGATAGATTGGTCAGTGCAGGAAACGGTATTGCTAGAGCAGCACGTCCTGGTGAAGCCACAGCATTTAACGTGATTGGCCGAGCACTAGAACACAAGCACCTGGAAGAATTGGGCACAATTGAAGCGATTGTTGCCACAAAATAATTAGGAAACAAAGATGACATATTCAAGCGGTGGATTGATTCAGGCCACAGATTACAATGGTTTTGTAGCCACAACTGCTGGCGCTAATATAAATGCAACATGGAACACCACCTATGGACAAACCGCATTGGCGCAAGTGTCTACCGGAGGAACAGTAACCGCTACACAATGGGCCAGTTTAGTCAACACTTTAACTAACCTAGGTGCGCATCAACCCACCACAATTACTTCAAGAACTGCGCCAGTAGCTGGAAATACAATTAATATTTTAGCCAACGTCAACACCGATATTACCAATTGTTATTCAAACCGCTACAATGCTTATGCAGTAGGTACTCAGTATACCGGCTGGACTGGTACCAATTCTAAAACTACGCAAACAGGAACTTCGGGCGGCGCTACCTGGACCATCACATTTACCAACACAGTGACCTGGTCCAGTGCTGCCGCCGCAACTTATTTTTTCAATGCCGGCGGTCTAATAAAAATTGACGTAGCCAAATCAAGCACTGGCTTAACTGGTGACCCAGAATGGAATGATCTGGCTACCACATTGTGCGGCGATATTTATATTAGTGGGCTAGGAACCTCGCATACCATTGCTGGTGTAGCCTACACCGGGACGACTAAAATTGGCGGCACAGGTACTCCTACTACATTAGCAACCGCCACTGGGTGGGATGCCTTGGTTGCCGGCGCCGCTGCTACCATTGTTTATAAACAATTTGCTGACACCGCACCTTATACCTCAAACTATATTCAACACACTCTTGCTAAAAATGGTACCAGCACTGCATTGACTATCTCTACTACATGGGTAGCTGTTGATACCAATACAGCACCGGTGGGCGGAACTGATCCAATCACCGGTGGTACTGCTGCCTCAGGTGCAAGCCCTGGTACAGCACCTTGTACCATTGTTACATACTTCCCACCAGAAACCGTTTATCTAACCAATACGTGGGGCACACCCACAGTGGCTGCCACAACAGCTTAACCAAAAGGGGTTGTTGCCCCTTTACTTTTTCCCGCTTTTCTCGTATAATGTCATTATGAATACTGATGCCTTGGTTGCTCACGCACGAGCCCGATTTGATCATGCAGCCGCTCGTCGGGTGCTTAAAGAAAAGTACGAAGCACGGATGGTTTTTGCCTATGGCGGCGGAATGTGGCGTGCTGGGCCGGAACTGCTGACTACATTGTTGGCCTGCGCACAAGACAAAGATGTTGTGTTATTAGACTTGTATGAAACTCCAGTGCAAATTGTTGTAACAGACTTGTTTGCCCGAGCACATGAACGTTGGCAAGAACAAATGAACGCATGGAAAGTGGAATGGGAAGAACTAAACCAAAAACGCTGACACAAGGTGTCGTAATCTTTGCCTTTAACAATGAAGCTACAGATTACATTGCCATGGCTGCCTGGAGTGCTCGAAATATTCGCAGGCATTTGAACTTGCCTGTGGCCTTGGTCACCGACAACCCAGAAGCAGCCGCACAACATGAATTTGAACATATCATTGCAACTGTAGCAGACACTGGCGGTACAAGACACTTTGCTGACTACAATGCCAACGTGACTTGGCACAATGCCGGACGCATCAATGCTTACGAACTGTCACCGTTTGATCAAACCTTGGTGCTGGATGCTGACTATGTGATAGCCAGTGATAGATTATTGCAAGTACTAGAAATACCACAACAGTTTGCAGCCTTCAAGGATGGGTTTGATCCCAGTAGTATGACCAACCTTGACACATTTGGTGCGTATAATATACCCATGTGGTGGGCCACTGTAATGATGTTCCGCCGTGGCAACATCAGCCAATACATATTTGATAGTATGCAAATGATACGCAACAACTGGCAACATTACCGGGACTTGTACGGCATTCACCAAAGCAACTATCGCAATGACTATGCACTGAGCATCGCCCTGGGCCTGGTAGCAGGTGCTGAACAATCAGTGCATGAGATATTTTGGCCCATGCTCAATGTCATGCCAGAACACGGATTGACTTGTGTGGAACAGGATCATTATGAAGTCACATACACCAACACCGAAGGTAGATTAAAAACTTTGAGTTGGGCTGGCTTAGACTTTCACGCCATGTGTAAAAAGCATCTGGAGGCTATAGTTGCAGCCAGTTGATGAACAAGGTTATGTGATTGTTGCTGTGAACAGCGACACTGTGGATTACTTGGACTGTGCCCGTACCCTGGCCAAGACCATACGATACTGGGATCCATCAGCGCGAATCTGTTTGATCACAGACAGTGCTTACACTGATCCCATATACGATTATCACCGACAACTTGTGCCACAAGCAAATCCATTTGCTAATGATGCACAACTATTCCGACTCACACCATTCCGTGAAACTATCAAACTAGAAGCAGATATGTTTGTTGTATCACCTATTGCTCATTGGTGGGACCAGTTTAGACACAGAGATGTTGTAGTATCCACAGGCTGTAGAGATTGGCAGGACAACGTTAGCACAGTAAGACACTATCGCCGAGTATTTGATGCCAACAACTTGCCCGACGTTTACAATGCCATTACATATTGGCGGCGCAGTGAAACTGCTAAGGAATTTTTTGGTTGGGTTAGCAACATATTTGCCAACTGGTTAGAATTCAAAAAACTCATAAAGTTTCCTGATGAAATACCATCAACCGATTTGGTTTATGCTATGGCAGCAGAGATCATGGGACCTGAACGTGTGACAATGCCATTCAGCACATATCCAAAGATAGTGCATATGAAACGACACATAGCAGGAACTGCCACTGAGGCCTGGACTAAAGAACTGGTTTGGGAATATCAGGATTGTCGTTTGCGAATACAAACAGTGGCACAAACAGGTGCATTTCATTACAATGTCAAACAATGGCGGGCACAATGAAAAAAGTTTTTGTCAACGGCACGTTTGATATATTACATGTAGGACACATTGCCTTGCTTGACTATGCAAAGAGTCTGGGTGATCAGTTGGTTGTAGGCATTGACAGTGATGACCGAGTTAGATTGTTAAAAGGATCTGATAGACCTATAAATTCTCAATTTGAACGAGGCACCTTACTCGCCGCACTTAAAAGTGTAGATGAAGTGTTTGTATTTGACACAGACGATGAATTAAGAAGTCTCATTCAATCATGTGACGTCATGGTAAAAGGTTCTGATTACCGAGACAAACCCATAGTTGGTCAAGAGATATGCAAACAAGTAGTTTTTTTTGAAAGATTAAATGGATACAGCACAACAAACAAAATACAAGATATTGCTAATCGGTGATGCTTGTGAGGACATTTACACATACGGATACGTAAATCGTATCAGTCCAGAAGCACCTGTGCCTATCTTTGAACCATGCCATACCATTTATCATGATGGCATGGCTGGCAATGTTCGAAAGAATCTAGAAGCATTGGGATGTACAGTTGACTTCATACGTGGCAAAACCAGTCGAAAGAAACGCTTGATTGATCAACGTACCAAGCAACAGTTACTGAGACTTGATGAGGATGCCATCAGCGAACCTGTTACATTTGAAACAGCCATTCCTCCCATATACGATGCCATTGTGATCAGCGACTACAACAAAGGCACAGTCAGCTACGAGCTAATAGAAGAACTAGCGAAAGAAGTCGACATACCCATTTTTGTTGATACAAAGAAAACAGATCTAGCAAGGCTTTCAGGATGTTATGTAAAGATCAATGCACTAGAAAAAAGTCGTGCAACAAGTTTACCTGACACAGATCATTTGATTGTCACTCACGGAAGTGATGGTGCAGAATGGAACAGTTGGGTATTTCCTGCTGAGATTGCGGGAGATGTCACTGACGTATGTGGTGCAGGTGATACATTTTTAGCGGCTCTTGTGTACAAGTTTTTAGAAACAAAACACATGCCTGATGCTGTTAAATTTGCCAACAAAGCGTCAGCAATCACAGTACAACACATAGGTGTGTATGCACCCCGCTTGGAGGAAATCAAATGACAAGATTAAAAGGACATGTGGAAAAGGGCTGGGGCTCAGAACTGAT